GGGGATGAGCGACGCTGAACCCCATCTCGTCAGGTCGAGTGCCCAGCATGCCCATGACGGCAGCGTAGGTCTTGGGGTCGGGCATGGTGTTGACGTCACGCGCCTCGGCCAGCTTTCGGGTCTTGGCCCCTTGCTTGGCGAGCTTCTGGTTCATGGTGACGGCCAGCATTTCCTCGCGGCTGGGCTTCATGGGAGGGGCCATAGTGTCCTCACGGGTGGTTCCCCCAATTATGCCCTTTGGCGGTGTGGTCGTCCATCATTGGGCGTAGGGGTTCTCACGCCTGACACGGCCACTATCCACGAAGTCATCCTCGTCGTAGTCGTCCTCTGGCGGCGGGTCGATCTCCAGCCAGCCCGAGTCCCGCAGGAACCGCAGCGCCTGGGTGGTCGAGTCAACGAAGTCATCGTGGGTTGTGTCCGGGAACGCACAGAGCTGGCTTAGGAGCGGCTCAACCCAGTCCTTGACGTAGCCAGGGCGCTCGCTTGACTCGGGCATCCAGACCCGGCCACGGGCAAAGGTGGGAGAGACGATGTTCAGGCGCTGGAGCTTGTCAGCCTTGCCGGGGTTGTACCCGCGGACAGGAAGGTGCGCCCGTTGCAGGTCCTGGATCAGCGAGATGCCGGCGGACTTGTCTTCGATCAGGATCAAGTCCACCCGCTTCCTCTCCTTGCCCTCTCCGAACACCACCTCATAGTCCTCAATGACCTTGGGGCGCAGGTCAGGGTACTGGAGTCGGTCTTGCCAGCAGTCGATCAGCATGACGGACATTGGCCCGTCCTGAGGCTTGAACATGCCCCAGGTGGACGCCGCGGTGGGGTCGTTGACGGTCTTCTCGCTGGTCGCCACGTCGTAGGACTGGATGATGTACTCGAACTTGGGGAACGGCTTGCCATTAGGCCAAAGCCGGATCATGTCCCGCTTGACGATGCCTGACTCCTCGGGATCCAAGACCTCGGCATAGATCTCCTGCCGCCCCAGCTTGGTCCCCTCGTATTGCAGGATCTGCTTGCGGAAGTTGGCCGACAGGTTCTCAAGGTTCGTGTAGGTGCTGGCCGTGGTGACCATGACATCATCGCCATCCCGGCCTACCAGCTCAATGATCAGATCCTTGGGGCGGGGCGTGGTGGTGCAGATCAGGCGACTTTTGAACTCAGGCTCGCCCTCCACCTTGGGTATCGTCAGGCGCACGCCGAACATGATCTGATCCCAGGCATCCTGAAGATAGTCCCAGGCGGCCAGCTCGTCGCACCATCCGCCATGGAACTGAGGGCCGCGGAAGCGCTCAGGCTCGGACGCAGGGATGCCCTTAATCAGCGAGCCATTGATCAGCTTGATCTCATGGAATGCCTTGTTGTAATCATCAATTAGATACTTTGGGATTACATTCAGCAGTCCGGAGTCGCCCTCGAAGCATGTGGCTCGCACGTCAGAGCTGGTTGGGGCGGCGACGAGCCAGCGGGTTCCGGGGTGTTCCCAGGCCCAGTGCCAGATCTGCTCGGCTGCGGTGCGTGTCTTGCCTGCCCCCCGACCAGCCAGCAGTAGCCAGATCGTCCACCAGTCTCCCGCGGGGAGCTTTTGGTGGTCATGGGCGCGGTTGAGCCATCTTGTGCGGTAAGCAAAGGCGATCTTGTTATATGGGTTGAGGGCATCGTAGGCTTCGTTTACCGCGGGGTTCTTCAGCAGCGCCTCAATCTCCTCGTCATCCGATCGCATTTTTGCGCTTCAGCTCAATGCTCTTGATGACTTCGCCCAGGATCTTCTTGGCCTCCTTCTCGGCCTCCATTGGCGCATCCTCCTCGACCTTGGCGGCCTTGTCCCCGTACTTGGTCGGGTGGAACTTAGCCAGGAGTTTCAGCCTGGTCTCGATCTGGAGCCGGCGGTGGCCTAGCATGTCCTCATTGGAGCGGGAGACAAACTCCTTGCCCTTGCTGTCCGTGGTGATCGTCTCCTTGACGCCCATCTGCATGGTGTCAGCAATCTCCAGACATTCCTCGGCCATCTTGTCGTAGCCAATATCCCGTGCGCGTGCGATGCGTGCATGAAGATCCTCATCTTTATGCATCCACAGGTATATCGTTCTCCACGCAGGCATGTGCTCATCCCTACAGATCTGCCTTAGAGGTTCCCCTTCTGAGATCCTCTCGCATATCTCCTTAGCGAGCTCTGGTGTGTATTTGGAGGGACGCCCGGTAGTCTTTTTCTCTTTGTTTTGCGCGGCGTGCTGTGTACTTTCCTCTACGTTTTGCGAGGATTCTTCAGTTTGCGTTGGTTTCCTGGTCATGACCATCATCACCTAACAGTTGCGATGATGGCAGTTTAACCTGAAATTTAAGTGTTACACAATACCCCTTGATCGGATGGCGTTGGCAACCCCGCTTGGGCAGGTATCACAGCGCGGCTCGTATGCCTCGGCCACCTTCGCACACGCCTCACGCTCTGCGGCGGCGACAAGGGCGGCGAAATGCCATAAGGGCTCAAACCCACGGTCATCGTCTGCGTATTCCCAACCTGCCTCCTTCGCCAACTCAATATAGCCAGCCTCCCGCGCCATGCGGATGATGTCGTCTCGGCTCATAGCGATGCCCCTCTCTTCCCGCACGGCCACACGGTCTTGAGCACCTTCATGATGGTGATGTCTGCCGCTATGTGGCGCTCTGCCGGGATATTGTCCAGGTAGTTCAGGATCATGTCCTTGATCTGACCAGCCGTTACGTTGGATGGCGCACAGTACAGCGTCCCCGCCCCAAAGTCATACACGCCCAGGATGTACCCCATGCCCAGGCCACGGCTGAAGGAGTCCGACTCCTTGAGGTTGCTCAAGAGCTTGTTTCCGTCCATGAACTGGGCGTGGGCTGCTCCGGCCAGGAACAGCGCCAGGATGATGGCTTTCTTCATGTTTGACCCTTCATGATTCTGCGGTCCATCTGCTTGATTGTGGCCTTGTGTTGTTTGTTCTCAGCCTTGAGCCGTTCGACCTGCTGAGTCAGGTGCCTGGCCTTGCTGATGACCTGCTCAAGCAAATCGTCGGCAGCATCCCAGTACCCAGACCGCATGAGGGCCTGGGCTTTCTTGATGTCGTCCTCAAGCGTGACCATGAAGCTCTCGGTCAAGGCGCTTCATATTGGTCTTAGCGTCGTCCCATTGCGGGTCGATGCTCAACATCAGCTTCTCAACCGTGATGTCGCCCGTTGCCGCCAGGCGTCTCAGCTCGTTGATGACGAAGTTGACCCCGTGGTCAAAGCCACGGTAGTAGTCGCGGTCCATTTGTTTGGTGGTGCTCATGCCTCTTCTCCAACTGTTAAGCAATTCAACACATGGTAGGCAGCTTGCACGGCATACCATTCTTTTGACCTGGGCTTGTATTCCAGTTCAACCAAGGGAAGTACATCCCTCAAAGCCCCCAGGAGCCTTTGATTTGTTTTGTGCAGCGCGCGTAGCATGTTTGCAGCCTCCTGCTGCTTTTCCATGCTGGCATCGTTTTCCTCCAGCCATTCGGCCAGGGATTCAGGCGACACATTCATAACGGTGCGTCCTCTGCGTCTGATGGATAGCGCGGGCCCTTCGGCTCACGATACGGTGGTAGTGGGAACGGTGGGAACGGCCACATTCTGTTTCTCCTTGAGAGATTTATTGAAGCGATGGATGCCGTCCAGGCCTCCGTTGTAGTACAGGTCGATGCACAGCAGCATCATCTTTTCATCTGCACGCAGCTTGTCTAAGTCGATGCCGTGTGTGATAGCAGCTTTGACAAGAGCGGTTTGAAATTGGTTGTTGTCCATGATGTTTCCTTAAATTGTGGTCGATTCACTTGTGTTGATTGCAATCTTTTCCAGAACCTCACGCTTGGTATCGGCACTGAAACCATTTGGCAAACCAAGGCGCAACCCCTCTTGATTTGCATAGAAGTGATAGTCAGACATAGATCCGCCCCAACCTTTTTTGTGATCAGCAATGATGTCTCCAATGACAACACCGTCAGCCAACACGGGGGAGCTATTGAAAAACGATTTTCTACCAATGGGGTATTTGACAGTCAATTTCATGATGTTCTTTTTATGGGGCCGAAGCCCCTGGGTTAATTAAGCTGCCTGCCGCTCCTCGAACCAGCGGCGCTGCTCGGTGCCCTGGGCGATGTACTCTTCGGAGCCGTAAACGGGATCGATCTCGACCCAGTAGGCCCAATCGATACCATTCCCGGAGGCCAGAGCGGCGTTGACGCGGTCAGCCAGGCGCTCGGCCTTAGCGCGGGCCTCTTCACGCAAGTCGGGAAAGCAGGGTTCGCCCGTCTCTTCGCAAACCAGGCGCTGGGTGCCGTTGAAGGTGGCGGCGTGACGGAAGCGGGTGCCACGGTCGTTCGACACGATCACATAAAACTGCTCGGCGATGAAGGGGTGGCCGTCGCAGGCGTAGCCAGCGTTGTAGAGGTCAGAGATTGCGGTGGCGGTGTAAATGGTGTTCATTTCGCTTTTCTTTCGCTGTTAGTAGGGGCCGAGGCCCCGGTTAATTAACGGCTGGTGGTTTTGACAGAGAACACAGCAGTGATGCTGGTGTTGGCGATGATGATGTCCTCGGGGATGTTGCAGACCTTGGCAATGGCCTTCCAATCGGTAGTCTTGCGATTGGCCTCAACAACAGTGGCTTTGAAGAGGTTGCCCTCGACGACCTTGGCGCCACCGGCAGTGGCTGCGTCCTTGATGCTGTCCTTGATGGCGTCAGCTTTGGCGGTCAGCTCAGCGATCTGAGCCAGCAGGAGACCCAGCTCATCGACTTGGGTCAGGGAGATGTCGTTTGCGTTCATGTTGATTACCTTTCAAGTTACCTGCATGTTGCAGTGATTGGAATCTTAACACAAAGTTAATGCCATCTATTAGGACAAACCCTTATTTTTTGCAAATATTTGCGAAATTGTGACGTTTAGGGCGTCCATTTCGTCCATTTTGTGGATTGCCCACGATCTTTTCTGCCCATGCCACCCCATAAGAGGCCCTTGGTGGCAAGACTTGCATAGAGCCACACAGGTGTAGTGCAGGCCCTGCTTGATGTGGTGTGCGTCAGAAGGGCCAGAAGCTCCACAGACAGAGCAAGACTGCTCTTTCACCAAGTGAACCCAGTCGCGCTCCTGAGCATTCAGCTTGCCATTCATGCAATCTTTTCCACATGGCAACTGTGATGCAACGATGATTCAGTTTTGCCATCCTTCAACACCACATATTTGGTGCCGCTCGGAGTCTTGTGCTCACGACGCAGTAGGGTGAACTCCTCCATCGTCCTAAGCAGAATGAATCTGTCACCAGGTTGCATGTTTCTCACGCGCTGAATCACAACGTTGCCCTCTCAACCTTGCGGTTACTGGCCTCCATACTGCGCCATACCTCAATGCGAGCTTGGGCGGCTATCAGCTTCCAACGCATGGCCTCCCGCAGCTTTACCGCTTCAGCCAAGTCCTTGAGGTGTTGCTTGTACCGCGGGTGTGCATAGGCCTCACGCTCCTGCATGGCGGCGGTCTTGTGGCCGTCACTCTCGGCATCCTTCATGAGCTCCGCCTTGATGGTCTTACGGTACTCCTCCATGAATACCTTGTCGGCCTCAGCCTCTGCGTACCGCTCAGCGCTTTTGATCATGAAATCAACCGCGTCGTTGGGGTCAATGATTCGTTCGTCGTCAGACATCTTCAACCCTCCCATCACGATAGAACAATCTGTTGCCGCGGCGGCTGGGATACTGCATGTGGTCATCCGCCCCAGGTCGTTGAACTGTGATTAGGATTTCCAAACCATCGTAGGATGGACCCGGAATGCGATGGATTGTGTTGTGATAAATCTTTCGAGGAGCGCCGTATTCAATGAGCGTGTTTTCGCCTCGCTCAGTAATGTAGAAACGCTCATCTCTACGCTTAACAAAGCTACCATTGGTCAAGATGTTCAGCACCGTACCAGTGAATCTCTCGGTAGATTGCTTGTAATCAATGAGCGTTTTTATTTCTGTCAAATTTTTGGGCGCAAGCCGCAAGGCATACAACGCCTTGTGCGCCATGGAATTTTTTGTGATCACCCACGTCATGATTCTGTCTCCTCAATTTTTACGATCAACTTTCCCGGTTTATTTCCCGCCTTACGACGGATGACGATTGGATCGAATAGCTTGTCGTTCACGAGCAACGCATCAGCCAATCCATCCAATGCTCCCTTGGCCGCGGCAAGGCAGTTGTCTGCATCCCGGTGGCGCTTGTCTGGCATCTCAAAAGTCAAATCCAGCCTGATCAGCCCTCCCTTGTGCTTCCATCCCTTGAGCTGGCTCTTGGCTAGGTAGAAGCTCTGCTCCCGATAGTCCGACCTCGCCTGATACAGAGATCCCCAGTGCCGCCCCTTGGCGCGGTTGGGGAACAGGTCCGCTGGAGGGAAGTCCAGCTTTATTACCAGCGGCCCGCTCCCGCTCCATTCGCCTAACAAGGTCGTCAAGAGCCTCTTTCCCTCTGCGGCGCTCGATGTCATGCTTTGCTGCCTCCCACCATGATTGCGCGTTGACGGGCCCGAGCACGCCAATCTTCTGCCGGTATCTCCGTATCCACTCCCTTGCCTCGCACTGCTTCATGTGGTCGAGCATCTCCGGTGTGCCATAAGGCGAGACGTATGACGAGCGTGCTAACGCCGGCCCCTTCCCCCAGCTTGATTTGGTCGAGGATTTCGCGCGCTTCATGCGAGGTCATGCTCCACCCCCAATGCTTGACGCCAGCACTTGCGCTGGTAGTTGGACAAGTTTTCGCCGTTCAGCTCGCGCTCGCGCAGCCGGTGTGCCCAGGCCTTAGGGTCACGATTCATCGCCTGGAGCGCTTTTTTGAACTCGCCCAGCACGAAGACCTTCTCGTCGTGAGAAAACGGCGCCACGGGCTCAGGAGCGGCCTTCCTGGTGGCCATCATGACCTTGGAGTTCTCGTGCGCGGTGATCCGCCCCCAGTCCATGGGGTCAGCCCAGGCGTGGGCAGAGCACAGGCGGCCATTGCCAGCATCAACCGACCAGCGGTTCGGGCAGTTGTGGGCGACACAATTCAGGCGGTTGTACTCCTCGTTCTGTTTTTCGATGTTTTCGGCAGCGTATTTGTTCTTTGACTCTAGGTAGCTCATTTGTTGTCCTCGTGGTAGGCGCCTTCAATGATTTTGGGGAATTTGCTTGCGGTGAATAGGAACTCAAAGTTAGCCTTCCACTCCTTGGCTTGGCCGGTCAGGAACTTGGATTTGCGGACATGCTTGAAGAACCACTCAAAGAACTCAAGCCCCCGCTCTCGGTCTAACTTGTCGGTGGTCACCACCTCCCGCCACCTCGAAGATACCAACCGCTTACGGGAATCACTGACAACAGTCACCTGCGGCAACATGGGCAGAATCTTGTTGTACATCTCGACAATCTCCGAAATCGGGGCAGCCGGAGAAGACCTTGCGGTAGCGAGGTCTGGAGTAACTACTTGTGTCTTGGGTAATGGGTCTTGGGTAATGGGAGCATTGCTTTCGGACTCCGCTCGTAATGCGTTCGCATTCCATCTGGCATTGGCAGAGGCTCTAGCCTTTTGCTTTTTAATACCAACTGCCTCAATTTCTTGCTGAACTCTGGCGGAAAGCCATCCCTCATCAGAGCGAATGAAGAACTCTCGCAAAACAGATGCAACACATTCGCTGTGCGAACGCATGCGAATCAGGCGAGAGATTTCCTCGGCATCAAGAGGGATTGGGGCTTCGTGGAGGTAGGCCCAGTCGAGCAAACGTCGGTAGGCCAAGTCTTCCATCTCGGTGAGATGGGCGGTGTGGGACTGATAGTCCCCAATGTTGAACTGGTAATAGTGCATTTTCCCGAGCCAAAATTCCAGCCAGAAAAGAAACGTCGGCAGGCGGGCTGGGTTCGCTTTTCGGTGGGACAGCTACTCCCCACCTAGCCGGGTTTCAAAACAGTTTACCGCAAAAACAGATCGGGACGCAACTCCTCGCGTGTAACCAGCTTTTGCGTTGCCTGCTCAATTCGGACACACAGGTCGGCAGAGGGGCGGCGATTCTTGTCATGGATGAGCACCGACATCCACGTCGGCGTGATTCCTAGGTGCGCGGCCATCTCCGACACCGCCCCAGGTGGTTCCGTTGAGAAGTATTCGAGAAGCGTCATACATGGAACTATAACACGGTGTTAAAAAACAACACAATGAAATAATCTTTACTCGGTGTTAAATTCTGTGGTGTAATTCGCTTACGCCAACATGGCGGACAAGAAAGGATCACATGAAATTCCCCTGCTACACCACGCGCACCGGCATTCAGATCGGTAGCCGCTACGACCCCCCTCCCCCCACCATTCCGATGTCCTCGGATGAGCTTGATCTTCAGACTGCGCTGTTGCGTAAGCCTGATCGCAACCTCGTTGAAGAGGCGCTTGTGGTGCTTGGCGCC